ATGGCCATGCGTAGAGGTGATGTAGATGACATGGGTGATGCTGCATCCCCTTTTGTAACACAAGCTGCGAAAAAATATAGAGAAACATTTGATTTTATTAAGAAAGAAGCTGAGTCAGTTAGGCTATTTGAACGTGAACTTCAAAAACAAATAGATGAAGCTGTAGAGCCAGCTGTCAAAGCAGAGCTACAAGCCAAGTTAAAGAAACTTCGTGAAGAAGGTGTAACAGCAAATAATGCAAATAGTTATCTGCCAAGAATATATCGCATTGATAAGATTATGGATAATCAGCAAGGGTTTTTATCAATCATTGAGACTTACGGCAGAACTACACTGCGATTAGATGCTAGTGCAGCAAAGTCTTATGCTAATGATGTTCTTGATACAGTAACGCATAGAAGACCTTATGTAGACTTAGATGGTGCTGCTGATAGCCTTGATTGGGTTAAAACGCCATCAGGCGCACAAGCTAGAACTCTTGCAATACCAGATGAGTTAATTGAAGAGTTTCTTGAGAATGATGTAGAAACACTGTTGCGTCACCATGTAAAGACTATGGGCATGGATATTGAGCTTACTCGTAAGTATGGCGATGTAAGTATGTCTGGTGTAATAGATGACATTACCCAAGAGTACAATAGGCTAATGGGTAAGGTTGCTGAAAAGATAGACAGTATAGTTACTGGTCAAGGTATTTCTATAAAAGTACACAGAGGTAGCGGTGGTAAAGGTAAAGTAAGCTTTGAGGAATCAGCATTAGGGGATGGGCTTTACTTTGCTACAAATGCAAAGACTGCATCTAGGTTTGGACGCCAAGTAGATGAAGTAGATATTACATTAAAGAATCCTCTAAAAATAACATCTGATGACGAACTTATTGCTTTGTTTAGGCAAGCAGGTTTGAACGCAGATGAGCTAAAGGCAGCAAAAAAAGCATATGATGATTTTATGTCTTCTATGGCAGAAAAAAGAAAAAACCTTGGCACAGGCAAGAGTTTATCTGAAAACAAAAAACTTACAGATGAATGGTTTGCTGAGTTTGACTCTGGGTACAATAAGGTTGCCGGAAGATATGCCTCTTTAAGACAGTCATATATGAAGCAATTACGCCAATGGGCAGAGTCTAATGGGCATGATTCTATATCAATAAACTTTGGCTTAGATGATTTTGACCAAGTTACAAAAGGCAAGCTTTCACCACTAAAAATAATGGATGAATACGCCAATGTTACGGGAAAGGGTGGCAAGCACCAAATATTAGAAGAAACCTTTTCTCATGACCAAGTGGTTGTTTTTAACAAAAATTTTGATGATTACGGCAAAGTGGGTGTAACAAGAAATCAAGCCGATATTGATAGATTAGAAAAAGCTATGGAAGCTGACCTTCGTGATGTTCGTGGTTTGCGTGACAGGCTTCGTGGTACATACGGTGCATCCAAAGACCCACATGCTCTATCTAGTCGATTTGTAAGGGTAATGAAGTCTATCAACACACTTGCTGGTATGGGCAGTGCGGTCATCTCATCTGTTCCTGATGTTGCAAGACTTGTAATGGTAGAAGGTTTTGAAAATGCTTATGGCAAAGGGTTTAAGACATTATTCAATGATCAAGCACAGCTTATTAAGCAGATGGGAAGAAAAGAGTTAGACCAAGCTGCTATTGCTGTTGATGCAACACTTGGCTTACGAAGCCATGCTATGTCTGATTTAGGTGATTTGTTTGGTTCTCGCTTTACATTAGAAAGAAAGCTTAACCAAGCAACAGGAATGTTCTTTTTGTTTAATGGCCTAAATATATGGAATCAGGCTCTCAAAGAGATGGCTGGCAATATGACTATGCTCAGAATGACAGAAGGGCTAATGAAGCCGTGGTCTAAGCTGAAAAAAGCAGATCAAGAAAAGTTTCTAAAAAATGGCATTGGTGAGCAAGACCACATGCGTATGCAACAACTTATACGTCAGTTTGGTCAAAAAGAAGGAAAAGAGTGGTTGCCTAATACAGAAGCGTGGACTGATCCAACTATGCGTCTGAAATTTAGAAATGCTCTAAATCAAAACGTAGAACGTATTATTATCACTCCTGGGGCTGGTGACAGAGCATTGTGGACATCTACAGAGTTTGGCTCAATGTTGACGCAGTTTAAGTCTTATGGTCAGGGGGCTATGGTTCGTCTACTTACTGCTGGTCTACAGGAAAAAGATGGTGCGTTTTGGCAAGGTGCTTTTTTAATTGTTGGTCTTGCTGGTATTATTAACGAAGTTAAAAGAGCGCAATACGGTATAGATTCCAATGAAGATGCTGGAACTAAGCTTATTAATGCGATTGACAGGTCTGGTATTGGCGGTTGGTTTACAGACGTAAACAATGCGGTGGAAAAAATTAGTGATCATAAACTAGGTATGAGGCCATTTTTAACAGACCAGCCTCAGTATCAATTACCAATGGGAGCCAAAGCTGGTGCTGTAGCAGGTCCTACTGGCAGTAATTTGTTTAATATGGCTAATGTTATGGGTGATGTTGTAAACTTTAATGTAGGTTCTGACACCCTGCAAAATGCTAGGTTTTTCTTTCCAACTGGTAATTTGTTCTACCTAGACCCAATATATGATGGGGTTTTTGGTGGTAATGTGAATAGACAGCAGTAAGTTAAGAAGGGATACAATATAGCATGGCTACTATATCGATAGCAGACAATGATGCGAGAAAGCAATATACGCAAGCTGTTACTGCGAATAGCACACAGCTTACTATAGACTTCCCCTTTTTTAGCTTAGATGACATAAATGTTATTGTTACCAATACATCAGGTGTGGATACTACGCTTACTAGAGGAACTGGCACAGGAACTTTTGCGGTTACAGGAGTTTCTGTTGATGATGGTTTCTCTGGTGGTCATGTCACTCTTGGCGATACTTATAGTGACTCTTCTACTAAGTACACTATCTTTCGTGACATTACAGTAGAAAGAACAACAGACTTTCCTACTTCTGGTCCTTTCAATGTATCTGCTTTAAACACTGAGCTAGATAAGATTTTTGCTATTGAGCAAGAGCTTGAAACAAAAATTGGACGTACTATGAAGCTTGCTGATTCTGATACAGCAGCCTCTCTTACCTTGCCTAATCTTGATACAAGAAAAGGTACTACTTTGGCTTTCAATGCTACAAGTGGATTGCCAGAAGCCGGACCTAGTATAGCAAGTGTTGGTACTGTTTCTACTAATGTTACAAGCATAAACAGTGTTGCTGCTGCTGTTACTAATATAAATTTAGTTGCTGGTCAGATATCCCCTACAAACAATTTATCTACAGTTGCTACTGCTGCACCAAACATTAACTTGGTTGGCGGTTCTATTGGTAATGTCAATACAGTAGCAACCAACATAACAGCTATTGGTGCTGCTGCCGACAATGCAACTAAAGCACAGAACTATGCCATAAAAGTAGATGGGCCAGTGCCTAATACTTCTGACTTTTCTGCAAAAGCACAGGCTGTTGGTGGTACAGGAGTTACATCTGTAACAGGTTCTGCAAGAGAGTGGGCAATAGGTGGCGGTTCATCACCAAATGCTACTACTGCTGTAGATAGTGGCGGTGAGTTTTCTGCAAAGGGTTATGCTGTAGGCTCTCTTAATCGTGGCTCATCTGGCGCACATTCAGCAAAAGACTGGGCAACATATACATCTGGTACAGTAGATGGCAGTTTATTTTCTGCCAAATATTACGCAGAACAAGCTGCTGCTAGTTTTGATAGTCTGGATGACAAGTATCTTGGCAGCAAGTCATCTGATCCTACTGTTGATAATGACGGTAATGCGCTTATAGATGGGGCGTTATATTACGACACCACCAACAACAAGCTCAAGGTTTATGACCTTGGAAACACACAATGGACAGCAATAGAGGCAGGAGCTTCTGCTGGCTTTGCTATCGCAATGGCTATCGCATTATAGGAGATTGAGATGGCACAAAATTTTAGAAGATACAAACTGACAGGGGTTGGGTCTACAGCCCAAGATATACCAGATGGTTCAGATTTTGATAGTTTTGATACTATTGTTGGCATTCATATGGCAAACACCAACGCCAATGCAATAACTGTAGATGCGTTTATAACTGATAGCGCAATCGACAGGGGTACTGGTGATTACTTCACCTACGCTGTGACTGTGGCGAGTGTTGGCGGCTCTAATGTTTTTGTTCTTGGTGGCAATAACAAGCCAGCTATAACTTTGTATAGAGGCTTTACATATGTGTTTGATCAGTCTGATGCGTCAAACAGCGGTCATACGCTTGCTTTCAAAACAGGTGCTGGTGGCTCAAGCTATACAACTGGTGTAACGACTACTGGCACCCCTGGTCAGGCTGGGGCAAAGACAACTATTGTTATATCATCCACAACACCAGATTCTTTGATTTATTACTGCGTGGCGCATGGTGAAGGTATGGGCAACACCATAACAATGGACAGCGCACACTATCTTATTAAGGACGCACCCATTGCTGCTGGCGGTGCGCTACAACTGCTTGATGGCGGTGCAAAGTTTGTGGTGCAAAGCGGTGATAGATTGTTTGTTCGGTCATCAACAGCAAGCTCACTTGATGTGTGGGTGTCTGCTGTGGATGCAATCAGTACAT